GTTGTTCAACAAACACAACCATTACCTATGACAGTCTTAGGTATAACAGGAACTTTATTAGTGGTAGATTAATTATGACATGGCAAGTCGCAGCAGCATTGATAGCAACACAGGTAGCAAGCACTGCTTTATCATATTCTTCAAGTATACAACAAAGCAAAAGATTAAAAGCAGCAGCAGCATGGGATCGTTATCAAAAAGACATTCAAAAAAAACAAGAAATTATCAAAGCCAATAAACAAGCCCAAATGTTAATGTCTGAGAAAAGAGCAGCAATAGGAGCTAGGGGAGTGGCAATAGGAACGGGAACTTCATTACTTGAAACACAGTCAGTTTTGGATGAGTTAGATGATGCAAGATTTTGGATAGAAAAAGGTTATGAGGTGGACCTATTGGCATCAGACGCAGAGTTGGCATCAGCATTGGCAGCAGAGTCATTTAAAAGAAGGGCTACGTTAATTCAAGGTGCAGTGAATGTGGGAACTACTGCGTACACTGGATTTTCTAGTAGTTCACCCAGTGGTAGCACCCGATCTGTGCCAGTATCATCAAGATTTGGTTCTGAATTTGGTTATCAGAGGTAATTATGGCAATTGTAATTAGACCAGTAAGGGGCGAGGTTCAACAACAAAGGTTTCAACCTAGTAAAAATTTACTAAGGATTGCTCAAGCATCTAGGCAGGATTTGAGTGGTATCGCAGACACAGCAACAAATGCATTGCGTGTAATACAAGATCACCAACAAAAGCTAGAAAATGAAAGAATAAATAATAAAGTTCTTAATACTGAAATTATGTTTATGGGTGAAGCAGAAAAAGCAATAATGGCACTTAAAGAAGCAGGAACAGTTTTTACGGAAGAAGAAACAGAAAAACAATTAAATACTTTTTCAAAAGATATTGATCGTAAATTTTTTAATCTATATAAAAATGATCCTAAAGCAGCAATAAAAGGAAGATTTTATGCAGAAAAGTCAAAATTAGAATTTATGACAGAGCAAAACAGATTAAGAAATAATCAAATATTAGCAGAATCAGCAAATAGAGTTTATCTTAAAGAACAGGAAGTTGTTAAAGGTTTTGGCAGAATACCAGAAAATGTAACAGAGCCATCAACATTACAAATTCTTAACTCTGGGCTACAGGTATTACAGCCAGAGGTTCAAGCAAATATATCAACTACTGGAGATAGGGAAGCAATGCGTAAGCTGCAAGAAAGTGTAACAGAAAAATTTTATAATAGGGCAATTATTAGAGATGATAAACTTGGTAATATTGATATAGAAAAAAGCAGAAGATTGCTTGAACAAAACAATGTTGGTGGTAAAGAAATACCAAGAGAAATAAGAAGAAAATTGAAGGGCATTATAGATGATGCAGAATCAAATATTAAAAGACAAAACGAAATAGAAGAATCATTAAATAATGTAAAAGTAGTACAAGATGTAGCAGAAATAATTGCTAAAGACGGAGCGCTTAGTAGAGAAGATATTAAAAAAGCAGTAAACAACTATATGGGAACGCCACAGGAAAAAAATAGTTTTAGACAAGGATTAGAAAATAATAACAAAGCTATTTTAGAAAGACAGCCAAGGTTGTCTGATCCTAGATATAATAGACAAATTACTTTTTTAATAGAAAACGAGGAGTTAACAAGTGAAAAAGTACCCTTCGTAACAGAAGATGAAGCAGATGAGGGTTTAAGGGCACTATCATTATTGGACAGATTTGGTTTACCAATAACAGATAAAAGAAGTTTAAGTCAAGAAAGATTTGATAGTTATAAACTGCGAATAAAACCATTTAAAACTGATCTAGATAAAACTTTTGATAAAAGATCAAAAGCATTTTTTGAGGAAATTAATCCACTCGTGCAGTTTGATCTTCTATCACCAATAGAAGGAGCAGGTGCAAGTAGGATTGCAGAAACACAACAAGAGTTGGAAAAAGTTTTGATTGATAGAGTTTACAGAAAAAATATATCAGTGGAGGATGTTTTTGCTAGGGAAGGCGAAAATAGTATTTATGAGTTTTTTGAAAAAAATAAAGATAGGTTTGTTCCAACAATAGAAGATATTGAAAGAGAATCAAATGAATATATAAATAGAGTGCAACAAGAAACAGAGGAACTTACAGATCAGTTAGCTCCAGAAAAAAAGAAAAAATCAATAGAAGAATTAATTAATGCTATAGACCTTGAATAGAATAATGACAGAAAATAGCTATGAAAATCTTCTCAACAATCTAAGGCAAAAGGGATATTCAGAAAACGAAGTATCTTTATTTGAAAATAAATTTACCGATAAATTATTAAAACAAGGATATACATCTGATGAAATAAATAAATCGCTCGGAAGGTATAAATTACAAGATCTTGCAAATGATCCAGAGGTTATGAAACCTATAGATAATTATTTTGAACGAATATTGCCCGGATTTGTTAGGGATGCAAGAAAAATAAAAAGGTGGGCAGTTTCAGATGAGTCCAATATTTATAATTTTTTTAGAGCAGGATTTGGTGAAAGCGCAACTAACTATATGTTGCAGTATCATACAGACGGAAAACTTGGCTATGATTGGAGACAGTCATTTAAAGAACTTGGGGATGAAGGTGTAGTTGAGTCTTTAGCTAGGCAGTTAGGCACTATTATAGGAGATATACCGATAGCTGCACCAGTTGGCATAGCTACATTAGCAGCAACAAGGAAGCCAACAGCAGCAGGTTTTGCATCTGGTTTTGCAACAGAAGCAATTAGAAAGACTTATCTTGAGTCATTAAAGTCTGGAAAAATTAAAGATTTTCCTCAATGGTGGAGTTTATTTGTAAAAAAGGGTGTATACGAAGGTCTCAAGGGAGGTGCAATATTCGGAGCAACAGTAGCTGGACCAGCAGCTCTAACTGCTTTGAAATTACCAAAAAATGTTTTAACAACTTTAACAGGGTCATATTTGGGTATGCAGTCAGCAGGTATTGCAATTAATAGTGCAGAGCAAAAAAAATTAACATTGCCTTCAAGTAAGCAACTACAAACAGATGCGCTTTTAATTTATGGTTTAGGAGGACTAGGATATTCAAGTCTTAAATTGGGGAATATGGTTTTAAATAGACAGTCTAAAACAGGAGAATCAACAGCAGATATTACTTCAGATATATTTAAAGATAGGCAAACAATGCAAGAAGCAGCAAGTGAAAATATACGACAGTTTTCTCAAGATTTAACTCCTGAAAATCAAATACAAGTTAACACATTAAAATCACAATTAGATGTGTTAAAGAAAATATCAGAAGGCAAAGAACCAATAGGAAAAGAAGAATTGCTTAAAAGAAAAGAAACTTTAAAAGAAGAATTAGGCATTGGAAAAACAGATGAACCTGTGGAAATAACAATAGAAAATATTGATAAAATAGACAATTCAACTCAAGAATTAAAATTTATCAACGATCAAATAAAAGAAATAGACCATAGAGAAAAACAAAAAAAAATTAACGAACCAGATGTATTGAGTGAAAGGCAGCTTGAAATAGAAAAAGATTTAAAAGAGCTAGGTGTTCCTGTAGAGCAAAGTACAACGAAAATTACATATAAAAAAGAACCAAAAAAAAGAGAAGAAATAGATGACCTTGGAGATGAATTGTTTGAAGAAAGTACAAATGAAGTTCCAAAAAGAGCATCAGACGAAAAAATTACAGGGTTTACTAAATTTTTATATAATAGGGTAGATACGGGTAGACCCGTAAAAGTAATAGAAGATGCATTAGTAAAAAAAGGAGCAACAAGGAAGTATGTGTATGAAGCATTAACAAATTTGTCCTCTGTGAACACAAAAGCAAGGTCTTGGGTAGACGGAGCAGGGTCATTTAATATGCTTACAGATAAAATTGATGGAATGTCTTTAAAAAAAGCTTTTTCTGGACTAGAAAAAATAGACAACGGATTACAAAGATTTTCTACATACAAAACTATGAAAAGAGTAGCAGAAAAAGAAAAACAAGATATAGATTTAAACATACCAGTAGACACAGCAAAAAAAATTGTAAGAACGTATTCATCCGTGTATGAAACGTATTCAAAAAGATACGATCAAATTCAAGATAAATTAAGACAAGCTATGGAAGATTCTGGTCTGGTATCTCAAGAGCTTATGACAAAAATAAAAGAGCTTAATAAAGATTTTTTTCCAATGCAAAAAATATATAGTGCAGAATTTAAAGGTAACAAAAAAGTTGCTAGTGGTTTTAGATTGCAAGAAATGAAAGGATTAAAACCTTTAAAGGATAAAATAAAAAAAGTTGAAGAACAAATAGAAAAAGCTAAAAAAGAACCTGCAACAGCAGTGTTAATAGACACAAAAAAAACAGAAAAAATAAAAAAATTAGAAGAAAAAAAAGAAAGTTTGCAACAAGAATTAAATAAAAAAACAAAAATAAGCGATCCTTTAGAAGTAGCTGCTACAGATATTGTTAGAATTATAAGTATAGCACAAAGAAATATGGTAAAAAAAAGTTTTTTTGATACCTATTTTGATTTTAAAAAAAAGAATCCGAATGATACAACTTTTGATTGGATAAAAGTGGTAAAAAGAACACCAAAAGAAATAAAAATTAAAAAAGAAGAATTAGAAAAATTTATGCCAGATGAATTCGTGGAAAATTTAGCAGATGCAGATGTTAATGCATTTTCAATATTTAGAGGAGAAAGGCATGATTTAAAACCGACAGAGGTTGATTATTTAGATAAAGGAAAAAGAATAATTATGGATGTTGGAGATGAGTTTTTAGCACAATCTATTAACAGAGACCAAGCATTTAATCAGTTATACAAACAACTAAATGATAATATTATTATGAAAGCAGCAGTTGGTATTAGCCAAGTAAAAAGACTTGGTATAGTTTTAGATCCAGTATTTACATTTACTACAGGTATGGCGCAAGAAATATTTTTACCTCTAGTAACAAAAACAAACTATTATCCCTTTATAGATTTAACAAGAGGTATTTTAATGCAAATACCCGGTATTACAAAGAAAAGCAGAGAAAGAGCAAAAAGAATAACAGAGGATTTTGAAAAGAATATTAGCAGAGCTGCATTTACAGAAGGAGATAGACAAGCATTTTCTACACCGGGTTTAAAAAAAGAATTAGAAAAAAGAAGATTTATTAATGAAATATTGCCGGAAGATCCTGTGTCTCCGTATATATATCCATTTATAGTAACAAAAAATTTAACAAAAAAAATAACAGCTACATCATTTCAAACTATAAAAAAAGCAGCTATATATCCAACTCAATTATTTGAACGAGCTCCAAGGGTGGTTTTAAAAGAAAGAATGAGAAAACAATTACTAAAAGAAAACCAAGAGTTTGAAAGAAAAGGCATGGAATATAAAAAGTATTCAGAAAGAGATATAGAAACTTTGTCAAACTTTGAAGCAAGAGATTTTCAAGATTTTGCTAGAGGGGGCGCAAGGATGGAGTCATGGTCAAGAATTAATGTTTTTTTAAGAGCAGGTATAGAGGGTGTGTATAAACTATTTAATGTAGCAACAGATGCAAAAATGCGATCTAAGGCATTAAGGTTAGGATTTACCGGAATAACAATGCCAACGATATTATTGTGGTTTGCAAACAAAGATAGCGAAACATACAAGAATATTAATCCTTTTATAAAATCTAACTTTTGGATATTTGTAACAGATGAAGAGAAAGGATTGTATTTAAAAATTAGGAGACCTTGGGAATTGGGGTGGATATTTGCAACTTTACCAGAAAGAATATTAGAAAAATTGTATTATGGTGATAAAGAAATAGCTAACAAAATGGACAGACATTATTCAAAAGATTTCTTAAAATATTTATCAAATTTTGTACCTTATGTACCAGATTTTATTATACCGGTTATAGAAGATGGTTTTAATAGAAATTTGTATACAGAGAGAAAAATTACACCAACACGATTTAATTATGAGATAGGAGAGTTTGAAGAAACTCGTAACACTTCTGAAATAGCAAAATTAACAGGTAGTTTAATTAGGCAATTAGGTAATATTATAGGGTTTGAGGGCAGAGATTATGGAAGCCCTTATAAAATAGATCATTATATTAGAGGATATTTAGGTCCGTTAGGGCTAAAAGCAATTAAATCATTAGATGGAATAATATTAAAAGCAAAAGGTGATCCAACTAAATATGTAAAACCTTGGTCAGAGGATACAGCAACAAATATTACGAGATTGCCTGTTGTTCAATATTTTTTTCAAAGAAAAGGATTGAGCTCTGAAGTTATTTCAAAATATTGGGAAAATTATCAAAAGATTGCACCATATAGAGGTGTTGTAAATAGACTTATAGAACAGAAAAAGTTTGACCAAGCTAAAGAAATTTTGTCTGATTGGCAGTTTCGTTTAGTAAAACAATCAACAAAAATGCATAAAGCTATGAATAAAATGTACGAATTTCATAACAAACTTAATGCGATAGAAATGACAAAAAATAGTGTTTTTACACCGGAACAAGTAGCAAATTTAATTGATGCTAATATAAATAATATTATAAGGTTAGCAGAAGCGCAAAATAAATTAGTGTTAAGTCAAAAAAAAAGAATTGAAAATGATGACAAAATAAAAAGATTAGAAAAACAGTTAAAAACTAAATAACTTTATGATACATTAATACCTATGACAATATCAACAACAACAATAAAAAACAGTTATACAGGAGATGGGTCGCAAGATACTTTTGCGTATACATTTAAAATATCTGCTGATGCTGATATGCAAGTTATTATTCGTTCTTCTACAGGAACGGAGACTGTTAAAACATTAACTACTCATTATACAGTAACAGGAGCAGGTAATGCAACTGGTGGTAATGTGGTCTTTACATCTGGTAATATTCCTACAGCAACAGAAACAGTTGTATTAAGAAGAAACACGACATTAACGCAAACATTAGATTTAGTTGAGAATGATCCATTTACAGCAGATAGTGTTGAGGGAGCATTTGATAAAAATCTTTCAGCTATTCAAGAATTGCAAGAACAAGTAGATCGTTCTTTTAAAGTGAGTAGAACTAATAGTATTACATCATCAGAGTTTACAGACAATGCTACATCAAGGGCAAGTAAAACACTAGGGTTTGATTCGTCTGGAGATCTAACAACAGTTGCAGATTTTTTACCGGCAGGTGGTGATAGTGCAATGTTTCAATATTCTACAACTACAACCGATTCAGATCCCGGAGATGGTTTTCTTAGATTAAATAATACAACAATAGCATCAGCAACAGAAGCATATATAGATGATAAGGAATTTAATGGTACAGATGTTTCTGCGTGGGTGCAGTCTTTTGATGATGTAACTGGTAATGATACAAACAGAGGTAGAATAAGAATAAGTAAAGCTAATACATTAGATACATGGATGGTATTTAGAGTTACGGGTGCAGTAACAGATGAAACCGGATATACAAAGGTAGGTCTTGTTTATATTGACACAGCAGGAACATTTTCTAACAACGATAAAGTATTTGTTTCATTTGTTGCTAGTGGAGAAGATGGAGCAATACCGGGCTATCGTTATACATTTGACACAGGCACATCAGATGCAGATCCCGGTGCAGGTGAAATAGCATTTAATAATGGTACATACGCAAGTGTTACAGAAATATATATTGATGATGCCAACGCAGACGGAGTAACAGTATCAGCAGATATCTTAACATGGGATGATTCTACAAGCACTATTAAAGGTTTCTTAATGATCTACGATATTAATGATAGATCTACTTATGCAAGATTTAAAATAACAGGATCATCCACAGATGCAAGTGGGTATGTAAAACTAGCAGTGGGTCATTTAAATTCCAATAATACATTTAGTGCAGCAGACGAACTATCCGTTCATTTTACACCTGCTGGAAGTAAAGGTGATACTGGCAGTACTGGGAGCACTGGTAGCACCGGTAGCACTGGTGCTACTGGAGCAATAGGCGCAAATCCACAACTTTCTATGACATTTAATAACTCAACAAGTGATGCTGATCCGGGAGCTGGTAAGATTGCTTTTAATAACGGAACTCTTTCAAGTGTATCGGTTTTATTTATAGATGATGCAGATGATGCAGGTGCAGATATTACAACATTTGTACAGTCATTTGATGATGTAAGTAATGCAGTAGCTAGAGGTATAATTACTATAACTAAAGAAGCTACACCTGCAACGTATGCTACATTTAAGGTTACGGGAGCTATAACAGATGCAAGTGGATATACCAAGGTAGCTGTAACGCACTTAACAAGCTCTGGATCGTTTTCTAATCTGGATGGAGTGAGTGTTCATTTTGCATATTCAGGTGCAGACGGGTCTGGAGATATGACCTCATTTACCCTTGCAGGAACTTCGGGATCTAATCAAACTATAACAAATGGTAACACACTTACAATAGCTGCTGGTGAAGGTATAACAACCACGGGTGGAGCAACCGATACTGTTACCATAGCTGGAGAAGATGCTACTTCTAGTAATAAAGGTATTGCAAGTTTTGACTCTAGTCATTTTGATGTCAGTAGTGGTGCTGTAACTATTAAAGATGATGCAATTACTTTAGCAAAAATGGCTTCTGGAACAGATGGTAATATTATTTCATTTGATACCTCTGGAAATCCTGTTGCAGTTGCCACAGGAAGTTCTGGTCAAGTATTAACAAGTGCAGGTGCAGGTGCAGTACCTAGTTTTCAAACTCCTGCTGGTGGAGGAAAAATATTACAAGTTGTGTCTGGTTTTAAAAATACTAAAGTTACAACTACTTCAACTTCAGATGTTGCTATTAGTGGATTGTCTGCATCATTAACACCAGCATCAACAGGCAGTAAAGTTTTAATTATTTGTAATCTTGGCACAGTATCAATGAGTGCAGAAAATCAACAACAAATGTTTTCTTTTTATAGAGATATTGGTGGTGGTGGATATAGTGCTATTGGCATTAGCACAGGGTCAACATATAATTTTGGTTTTGGTGTTAGTTTTGCATCTATAACAAGTCCTCAAGATGGTTACCGAAATGTAGGTGGTTCTTTTTTAGACTCTCCAAATACAACCTCTGCTGTTACATACAAGTTATATCATAGGATTACAAATACTACTGGAGGGTCTACTGGAACAGCAGCAGTTAATGGTAGAGCATCAGATGGAACGTATGGTGGTTCTTCTAGTATTACAATATTGGAGATAGGGGCATGAGACACGAAGCAATTAGAGCACTATATGATACTGTTGTTACTATTGATGATGATGCTGGTGCATTTGATAAAGACGGAAATAAAGTTACTTTAGACGAGTCAGCAATTACTGCAAAGATTGCAGAATTACAAACTGCTTATGACAACTTAGAATATCAAAGAAAAAGAGCATTTGAATACCCATCTATTGTAGACCAACTAGACGACATTTATCACAACGGAATAGATGGTTGGAAAGCTACTATAAAAGCAGTTAAAGATAAATATCCTAAAAGTTGATGGATAGAAGAACAATTCAAGACATAGCAAAGGAAATGGAAGCACATGAAAGAGAATGTGTAGTCTATCGTTCTAGCACACAAAGAAGTCTAGACAACTTGGAAAGTAGAATAAAAAGACTGGAGCTATTGATTATGGCATCTACACTAACTATACTATCTACAATGATCGGAGTTATATTTAAGGTGTTATAATGGTTGCAAAAAGGTATCAAAATCCTAAAGGTGGTCTTAATGCAGCAGGAAGAAGATTTTTTAAACGCAAAGAAGGTTCAAATTTAAAAAGACCATTAAAAACAGGAACAAGTCCTAGAAGAGTTAGTTTTGCTGCTCGTTTCGCAGGTATGAAAGGTCCTATGAAAGACGAAAAGGGTAGACCCACACGAAAAGCACTAGCTTTAAAAGCATGGGGATTTGGTAGTGTTGAAGCAGCTAGGAATTTTGCAAATAGACATAAAAAAAAATGATTGATCCATTAACAGCATTTGCTGCAATAAAATCAGCAACCGGAATAATACAAGAAGGTATAAAGGTTGGCAAGGGATTGCATGATCTAGCAAGCCCTATAATGAAATGGGCAAATGCAGAATCACACATGGATGTTGCAGCAAGTAGAAAAGGTAAAACGATTACAGGTAAATTATTTGGTAAGTTTTCAACTATAGAACAAAATGCTATAGCAGCACATTTACGCAAAGAAGAAGTAAAACGCATGAAAGCAGAATTAAGAGAAATATTTTTGTTGTATGCGCCTAATGGATTGCAACAATGGGAGGATTTGCAAAAAGAAATAGCACATCAAAGAGCATTGACCAAAAAAAGAATACAGCAACAGATAAAAGAAAAAGAAGAACTAAAAAAAATTATGGTGCTTTTGGGTTTAGTAATATTTGGTTTTGTTTTGTTTATGCTGGAAATGAAGTATTTATTAAATTAAGCTAGTGATCGTATAATTCTAGCTAAAGACTCTGCTCTTTTTTCTGTTTGCTCTGCCCACTTACTATCAAGCATTTCATTAGATGCGTTTATGTAGTCTTGTTCTTTCAATGCAGCCCACATTTTTTTAAATTTTGATACACCTGTTTCACCTAATTGAAACACCATTTCTACGATTACTTCTTTTGCTTTTGGGTCTATAGTTATATCTCCAATAAGTCTTTCTGCGCCAACTAGCGCATTGTTAAAATCAGATTCAAAACATGCTTCTAGTTCTTGAATACTGTATGATTTTTTAATATCCCAATCTTCATTGTCTCTACACAAATGCCCGTACCCGACAGTCTTTTTACCCAGACTATCTAAATAAACATAGTTTCTAAACCCTTCGTGTTGTTTTATTCTTTCTTTGAGTTTGTCGTGCATTATTTTTTTTTCAAATGGTTAAATAAAGTCAGAACAAGCTGTGGTTTTTTAAATCTTTTATCAAGCTCTATGCCATGTTTTCTGCCAAGATGCTCTAGCTCTGCCTTTGTCATAACTTGTAAGTGTGTTATTTTAATATTGCTTTTCGGTGTTGGGAAAAAAAGATTTTTTAAGAAACTAAACATATTACTATACTGTAGCATTATTTCATATTATTTCTTGCTACACCTTTACTTTTTTCATAGCTACGCATTGCCCCTAATCCCAATAAGCTCATGGTCAAACCTAATAATCCCTCAAGCTCAATGCGAGGTGGCTCAACTCCCGGCATCCAAATAGCAAAAATCCAAGTTAATATTGGCCCTATAAAATATTGCCATGCTATACCTAGACAACATACCCACATAATTGCAGGTCTTGCGCCAGATACGAACAAAGATGGGTGTTTTGCCTGTTCAAGATTTGCCTGTGCCTGTGCCTGTGAAATGGCAAGAGTTTCTTTTCTTATTTCGCCTTCAATTTTGCGCTTTAAATCTTTGTCCTCAATAAATTTATCAAGAATTTTACCTGCGACTCCGACTATACTTGATGCTAACATATTAGTTTGGCTTTCCTTTTATACCATTTAAAATAGTATTTAGCTCTTCTTGCAATTCTTTGTCTGATCTTTCATTTGTAACGTCTTGATGTAAATTAACAGCTTGATACCCTGCCCTGTCAAGTAAATCCTTACTTGCCTGTAATTGTATGCTTTCTTGTTTGGCACTTTGCGCCAATGTAACCACTCTGTTTAGTGCCATAGGAACCGATCCAGATAATTGTTTTTTTATTTCATCATCTATCTGCTGTTGGTAACGGGTTTTTAGTTCGTAGCCCATTTTATCAGCATTAGTTTTTTTATACCCTGCTTTTATGGCTGACTGGGTTGCATTACCCGTCTGACTAAAATAGTAAATAAAATCAGATTGCATCTTAGATAAATTTTTACCCATATTACAATGTGTTTATTAAAATAATAATAAGCAAAACCAAGACTGTCCAATCATAAATGCTTATAACAGAAAAGCTGTCAATAAATTTTGCTGCTTTGTTTTTAATTTTATCTAACATAGTGTAAATCTTATATTATTTTTTATCTTTAGGCAAGTATACCACCACAAATGAATTACACTTTGGACACGATAAGTTTGTTTCCATAGTATACTCTTCATCCTCATGGTCTATGTCGTGATCTCCACCCCATATTAATTCTGTATTGCAATGCCAACACCTCAAAATGCTAATTCCTTATTATAATAATCACAAAACTTATTTACATTACAATATTGCTCACACCTTACATCTGATCCTACTCTATGTACAATAGAACATCCCTTTCCTTCTATCATGTTTTTGTCTTTTATATATTGTTTTGCATCCTGCATAGTAGACAATAAACGCAAAGCGGCTTTTCTTCCATTTTTCATTACAGCGAACTGATCTGGTTTAGACCACCTCTCTAACGAGGAGCATACAGGCGCAGTGGTGGTGCTTTGCGCCTTTTGATGGGCTAACACCCTTTGGCTTATAAACTCTTCTTGTTGGCTTTTATTCCACCTTTTAATAGGTATAATGACAACTTGTTTCTTTGGATAGCCCGAATTGGCTTCTTGGGCTTTATTTTTAGACCAATCTCTAAGAATTGCCATAATATACAATTTCTTTACCTGTATGTTTTTTAGTTTATCAGAATTTTTGCTACATAAATAATCTAAGATATTAAGTTGCTGCTCCCATTCTGGTTTACCTTTGGTTGTTGCTTCTAAAACTGACCATGCAGAGGTAACTTTAAAATCAACAAGATTTCCATCAGATTGCAAATAATCAAAAGTTCCGGATATTGTCCAGTCATTTGTTACTTGTTTGTCTTTGTAGAATAATCGTAGTTCAGAAATGTCCTCTGGTCTAACGGATCGTTCTATGACATGGTGTACTGACTGACCAAGCAATGACCAGATTCTATCTGATACATCTTCTTCTATTTCATGTGCGTGTTTTTTTTGTAAAGCTACAATTCTTGGTGGCGCAACCAAACGGGTAGCAGATATATCTGATCCATCAGAATCATAAGGATCGTTAGCTACTGCCCGTTCAATTACTTTAGGAAGGTTTGCTAGATTAGTTAGTTTCATTTTTTTTTCTCAATATTAAAGGTTTACTGATAGGTTCTGGTAATAGTTCTTTTACATCATCTATAACTTTTTGTTCCGGTGGTGTTGGATTGTGCATAAACTTTTTTCTTGCTTCAAAAGATTTACTGTTTATACACAAATATCCATTTATATCCCTATATTTTTGTTTCGCTTTTTTCATAACTTCTATGGCATGAACATCACAATTAGGAACTTTGCCAATATAGTGTTCTTCAAAATTATTATTTTCACCAATCAGCAAAAACAAAAACATAGATTCTTTTATCACTATTTACACTCTTGTTTAAACAGTGTATAGCCATACAAAGTAAATGCAGGTCTATCTATTGGTTTTGATATGCCTTTATAAACAAACTTGCAATCATACTGTTTGTTATTTTCCAATGTTTTGTTTGCAAACTCAAAATTTTCTGGGTTTGCTATGTTTAAAAAAAATAAAATTCCAAATAAAATGCTCATTGTATTCTCCTTATAATTAAAATGGCACTTGGTCATCTGAGTTCATGTCGCTAGTGCCAATGTCGTTTATATCTTGTTCTTGTAACTCTTGCGACTTTAACACTATGTTTCGTATGCCTTCAGATAGTTGATTAAATTTCTCTCTATGTCCATTTAGATATTCAGAAATACTAAAAAAGAAACTTGGAATAATTTGTTCTGGCATAGGTTCTTCATCCTTAATCTTTGCTATATAATTGATTTTTGGTTTGTCGTTTTTAGATATAACATCTACCTCACAAGGATCGCCCAATAAAGAAGTTACATCAAACCTATTTTTTTCCGTTTGTGTTAAAGCTCTTCCTCGCCATGATGTTAAATCTTTTGCCAAATTAGACTTCTCATACAATGACTGAGTATACCAATTACTTAATGTTTCCGGCTCATTATTGTCTTTTAGTATTTCTGGAAATTCAAAAATAAACATATATTTCTTTTTCCAGCCACCTTCACCAAAAGTTTGTTTTTGTGATCCTAGGTCTATTATCTTAACGCACCTTGCCTTATGTCTGCCCTCCGGCACTCTAGGTACTCTGTTCGTATTTTTATTTTCTTCTATAATTAGAGTCATGTTTTTTTCCTTTTCTTTAACTTAATTTAAAGTTAAGTATATGCATAGTTAAATTATATTGTCAACATCTTATTGACATTAGTTAATAATTAATTAAAATTAACTTATGAATAAATACGAATTGGCGAAAGAACGCAAAAAAGAAATTGTAGCAAAGTATGGTGGTAGAAATCTATCTGTTTTGCTAAAAATATCACACCCTGCTGTATCTAAGTGGGAAGTTATACCTCCATTAAGAGCATTTCAGATCGCAAACTTTGGAGACTTTAAATTAGAATATATTAGACCCGATTTAACTTTCTAGTAAAACCCTTGCTGACTGTACGTTTCAACGTATGGCATTGCTATAGCTGTGCTATTTTTTGCCAATGCGATTTTATCCCCTTCATCTCCATCTTCATCTTCATCTCCAACTACATCTACAACTGCATACAAGATACACATAACACCACAATAATTAATAAAATAAAAAAATATTTGACAAATATAAAACATTAACTTAATGTTAATAACATGAGAAAGTCTACAAACCAAGAACAATCTCCTTCGTTTCAATTTTATGCAACAGACTGGATAGCTAATCCAGATAGAATGGAACTATCACTTGAGGAACAAGGCGCATATATTTTATTGTATTGTTATTGTTGGAGGGGTCATAAAATAGAATATAATTTAGAAACGATTTCAAGAATGTGTAATTGCAGGACAGAAAAAATACAAAAAATATTTCCAAAAATAGAACATTTGTTTGATAAAAAAGAATCTAATGGAAAAACATACTTGATTTGCATACAAGCTGAAGAAGAAAGAAAAGAACAAGAATACAATAGAAAGAAACGATCAAAAGCAGGTAAGTTGGGTGCTAGAGTTAGGTGGAATATAAAATGAAAGTATTAATAGCTTGTGAATATTCTGGAATTGTTAGAGATGCTTTTACTAGAAAAGGGCATGATGCTTGGAGTTGTGATATTTTGCCAACTGAAAGTCAAGGAAACCATATACAAGGTAATGTGTTAGAGCATTTAGACAAAAATTGGGATTTAATGATTGCACACCCACCTTGCACTCATTTAG